CACTCCTTTGTATTTTGTATTTAAAAAAAACAATAGGGATGGAAGACTATGCGAGTGAAGAATGTCAAGGTGCATTTGCTTGACATTGTGAAGCGAGCATAGTAAAAGATTAAGAGGTGGAGAGAGAGACGGAACCCGTATCAACAACAGCAGATACCAGACGTGGTGTGTGTGTCCAGCGATGAGGTGTATACTGTATGTATAATGTGTTCATGCGTGTTGAGTGTTGTTGTTGTATGTTGTGATACGTTGCTGAACGTGGGGATGGAAGAGACAATCCCTTCCCACACGCTCCTCATCACACTCTTTAGGGGGTTGCACGTTCAGCAACGTCGAGCAACGTCCAGCTTTCATGTGCCACGTCACACCACGCACCCCCAACACCCCCGGAGGAGGGCAAAGTGGGAGACAATGAGCCTCACGCTGTTCGGCGCTGAGTAATAGATTCCTTCCGTCTGCGTAAATATGCCCTCTTCATCCCTCAGCAACGTGCCGCAACGTCCTTTACCTGCCCCTTTATTAGCTGTATAATGGATTAATAGTAAGAATATTACTCCCATTTTGCAGGAATTCACCCATCAATATGGAATATTTACAGCTGGAAGAGGGTATTTAGAGGTATAAAGGAGGTGTATAGCGTTGACTGAAGAGGAGTATGAAGGTAAATATCTAACTATTGGCCAGGCAGCGGAGATTATGAAGTGCAATAAACAGACCATACGCCGGCACATCAAGAAAGGAAAGCTACCGGCAGAGAAATTGAACGGGCCATACGGGGAAATGTACTATATAAGAGAGGATGACCTCTATTCTTCCCGTGAAGTTGTGGATGCATTGCCCGTTGAAAGGCACATGGACAAGGAGGAAATAAAGGAGTTGATGTGGGAGGTAACCCAGGAGGTAACCAAGCCGCTGTATGAAGAAATTTCCCTCTTACATGAGGAGGTAACCAGCCTTAAAAACCACCTCGACCAGCAAAAACAGCTAACAGAGGAGTATAAGGATAGGAGGGCCACCCCTACTCCCTGGTGGAGGAAAATATTCAAACAAAAAGAGGTGCAGTGATGAGCAAACTTCTCTTCGACAGTCAACCGTTAGTCGTCGACCCCGTATTAGCTGTTAAGATAGGGCTTAATGAGGCTATTATTCTACAACAGATTAACTACTGGCTTGTGCTTAATAAAAAAGCAGGTAAGAATTACCGTGATGGGGAGTACTGGATGTACAATTCCATAACGTCCTGGATGGAACAGTTTCCCTTCTGGAGTAAGAACACCATTCACAGGGCGCTTACTAACTTGAAAAATAATAACCTCCTCATCACCGCCAACTACAACAAATTCAAACTGGATAAGACGCTGTGGTATAGGATTAACTACGAGGAAGTAGAAAAATTAGAAGAATCTGTTACTACAAAAGACATCCCCGTTTCCCCTGCCAGTTTTCGTGATGTGAGAGAGAGGTTGAAAAACTCATCAGACACGTAAATAACGCTATTCACTCGATGTACCCAAAATGGGTATATGGTGTACCCAAAATGAGGTTATGGATGTACCCAAAATGGGGTTATGGACGTACCCAAAATCGAACAACATTACCAGAGACTATACAGAGATTATAAAGAGAAGCAAAAATTTCTGCTTTCTAAGAATTTAAGAGAAGAAAAACCATAAAAACAAAGAGGGGTGTAAAAATAAGCAAACGGGAGCAAATACAAGTTTGACGTACTGACTTTACCCATAAAATAGAAGGGCTATTTTACCCCTTTTTTGGTGATGTGCTGAAAAACGCTTTCAACGCTCAAGGAGGGAGAGGGGTTGAGAGGGAAAAATCTTCCTCATCAAAGGAAAAATATGGTTTACATAAAATTCATTATAGGACTGTAAATATTTCCAATATTGTTAAGAAAATTTAAGAACTTTTTTTAGGATTTTTTAGGTAAAAGGTATTGACTTTTGATATGTATATATGTTAAAATAAGAACAGTACTTCAGTGTACTACGAAGTACTATGAAGTATATCTAAGAGGGAACCCCTTCGGGGTTCGAAAGTTCCTAACGGAACTTTCAAGGGATAAAACCAAAACCAAATCAAAAAGCTGTAATACAGCTAAGTACTCTTTTCTTGATGTGAAGTACTTAGAAGTACTACAGAGACCAGCCTAAAAAAGTCTTCTCTTGATGAGAAGAATTTTCTTTTTAGGGGGTTGCCTGATTTGGCGATTTTACTGTATCTTATAATTCTGGCATTAATTGCCAATCTTATTGTAAATCTCACCTTTCTCCGTAAAATCTTAAAAGCGATTGTAGAGACAACTTTTATTACAGACATGGACAGAGAGGTTGCGCCTTATCCTGACGAAAATGCGCATGGACACTCAAACACCCTATCGGCTTATGAGGAACATAGGCAGGAAAGGGAGGCCGAGTTTGACGACAGAATTATGAAGTTGAAAGAAGAGTTAGCGTCCACTCAGCCGCAACAAGAAAGGCCACCATCCAGAGCTGGCATCCTGGAAGAAGGTATTAGCAACCTCCCACACGTCGGAGTAGAAACCAGATACGACCTGCACCCCATCGAAATCGCCGACTGACGTCTGCCGCATACTGCGGAACGCCTGCGGCGGTTTTTTTTATGTACACAAATAAACAAAAGGTGGAGAAGAGATGCTGGATAAGGCGTTGTTGAAATTTTTTGCTGATGTGCTGTATATCAAGGAGAAATTATGCATAGACGAATACGAGGATATTATGGAAGTACAGAAGATAGATGATTTGGACAGGATAGTGGACAAGATGTTACGCAGTGAGTACAACCAGTACCTGCGGAAAGGAGAGAGTTATGGGTTCTACGGATATGCAAAATGAGGATAACTCCGGGGAATTAATACTTTCCCTGCCGCATAAAACCCAACGCTTTATTCACCTCTACATGACCGGGCAGTACAGCCTCTCCAAGTTGGCACAGCTGCTGGAGGTTCACCCCAACACCCTCCACAACTGGCTGCGCAGGAGGGATGTACAGGAAGTTATACAGGAGATGCAGAAAAGCACCCATGATATGGTAAGCACCCAACTCAAAGCCCTGACGGTGCAGGCTATCAACAGGTTGGCGGAACTTACCAACTCGCCCATCGACGGGGTGGCGCTGCAGGCGGTGAAAGATATTTTGGATAGAGCCGGGCACAAGCAGAAAACGGAAATTAAGGTGGATAAGACGGTAACCACAGTGGAAGAAAAGATGCAGAAACTCATCAACAATACCCTTGATGAGGAAGAAATAATAGAGGACGGGCAGTACGAAATGGTAGAAGAGGCGGAGGAAGATAATGACCAAGAAGATGACTAAAGAAGAGCTTTTTTTTCACAAGCTGCGCCATGATAGGCGTTGGTACATCGAGAATTTTCTTAAAATAAGGGATAAGCGGGCCAAGATAATCCCCTTCAGCATCAACGAGTGCCAGGATACGGTCATGGATTATATAAACAGCGACGACAGGAAAGGCAAACCCAAGCGTTACTTAGTCCTCAAAGCGCGGCAGATGGGGATGAGTACCCTCTTCGAGGGGTTAATCTTCCAGGATACCGCTACCAAGGAGAATAAAAACTCCCTCATCATCGCCCACGAGGAAAAGGCCAGCCAGAACCTCTTCAAGATGAGTAAGCTTTTCTACGAATCCCTGCCGGAAGAGATAAGGCCGATGAAGAAGTACAGCAACGGCAAGGTGCTCTCCTTCGAGAACCCTGAAACCGATGAGAATAAAAAAGCTCACAACCCCGGTCTTAGAAGTGCCATTTCCATCGCCACCGCCGGTGCGGGTGAAGTAGGCAGGAGTGATACTATCCATAACCTGCACGTCTCCGAGTTGGCCTTTTTCCCCGATGCGAAGACGACCATGCTGGGACTTATGCAGTCTGTTCCTGATGAGGAGAATACGATGGTGGTATTGGAGAGCACTGCTAACGGGGTGGGTGATTTCTTCCACGAGATGTGGCAGAAGGCGGTCAAGGGTGAGAATGAATTTACGCCCATCTTCCTGCCCTGGTTTATCGATAAGGGCTACAGCCGCAAGTTCTTTACCGACTCTGAAAGGGAACAGTTTATAAGTGAAATCCACTCCACCACCAAAGACAGCAGCGGCAACATGGTGCACACCTACGAGTACGAGTTGATGCATAAATTCAACCTCACCTACGAGCAGCTCAACTGGCGCAAGCATACCATCGCCAACAAGTGCCAGGGGGATGAGTACCTCTTTATGCAGGAATACCCCTCCACCGCAGAGGAAGCTTTTATTTCTTCCGGCAGACCCAAGTTTTCCGTGGCTACCCTCAAGAAATACCAGACCCTTACCAGGGAGCCGAGAAGGGGTTACTTGCAACCCGATAACAACGGGAAGATGGTTTTTATAGATGACGACAAGGGTTATATCTCCCTCTGGCAGGAACCGCAGCCGGAGACTTTCTACTGTATCGGTGCTGATGTGGCTGAAGGGCTGGTTAAGGGAGACTACTCTGCAGGAGTTGTCGGTGATAGTACTTCCTTTGATGTGGTCGCTCTCTGGCACGGCAAGATTGATGCGGACTTATTCGGCAAGGAATTAATCAAGCTGGCCAAATACTACAATGACGCTTACCTGGGAGTGGAGAATAACAATCACGGGCTGACTACCCTATCCACCATCAAGCAGGAGGAGTACTGGAATCTATTCTACACCAAGAACTACGATAGGATAGCCGATACGCTGACCCAGAAGCTGGGTTGGACTACTTCGGTAAGAAGTAAACCCTTAATGATAGATAAGCTGGCCCAGTTTGTGCGGGAGATGCACCTGGGCATTTACAGCGACCTTATCATTAGCGAGATGTACACCTACATCATCGAGGACAACGGCAAGACCAACGCCCAGGAGGGCTGTTTCGACGATACTATAATGGCAAGTGCTATTATGTTACAGTTATTATTGGAGGGTAAAGGGGAGGATTATATCCCCGAAATCCCCATCGATGAGCGAGGGGGAAAGCAGATAGAAGTTATAGATTCTCTTTTCGAGGCGGATAAGAAACTGGAAGTCGCCACGTAAAGATTATAAGGAGGTAGTGTTTTGGCCGAGAAGAAAGGCACAAAAAAGCAGGACAAATACGATGAACAGCAACTGGCCAGTTTGTGGAACTTCCATTTCAAAAACGCCATGATTGAAAAAGCACCTTATACCAAGAAGTGGCAGGTGTATATGGACGCCTACAACGGCGATTACTTCAAGCACGAGAATTTGCCGGAGTACAGGAGTGATTTGGTTAGCAATTACATCTACTCCATCATCGAAACCATCCGCCCCATCATGCTGGACAACAACCCCAAGTATGAGGCCCTGCCCCGCAGTCCGGAAGGCTTGGAATTCAGCCGCGACTTGCAGCAGGCTTTAAGTTACGAGTGGGATAGGGAGGAAATGCAGACCAAAACCTCCAAGGAGTTAATAAACAGCCTCGTCCTCGGCACGGCAGTCTTTTTCCTGCCCTGGGATAGCGAGGACAAGAATGTGAAAGCCATCCCCGTTAACCCCTTCAACATCTTTCCCGACCCCCTGGCCACCAGTGTGGACGATGCGGAATACATCATCTACGCCAGCTACAAGAATGTGGTGCGGCTGCGGCGTAAGTATCCCGAAAAGGCCGAGCAGCTCCAAGGTGGCAGCATCAACTACTCCGAGTTGGTGCAGGACAACGACAAGAACGCCAGGGTGGACAACCAAGTCCTCGTCCTGGAAGTGTGGACGAAGAACTATGAAGACGAACAGAATGATGAGGAAAAGCGCAAGGAAAACAAGTACCCCAACGGCAGGGTAATTACCCTCTGCCCGGAGCTGGGGATTGTGTTGGACGATAAGAAGAACCCCTACAAGGACGGCCAGTTCCCCTTTGAGTTAATGAAGGATTTTGACATACCGGGCAAGTTCTGGGGCGAGGGTGAGGTAGCCCAACTCCTCTCTCCGCAGAAATACCTGAATGAGCTCAACAACGCCATTTTAGACAACGCCAAGTCTACCGCCAACATGCCCTGGATAGTGGATAAGAACGCCGGCATCCCTCACGGCAAGATAACCGCCAGGCCGGGACTGGTGATAAGGAAGAACCCCGGCGCGGAGGTAAGAAGGGAACAGCCCCCACAGATGCCCATGTATATCCCCACCGCAGTGGAAACCTACAAGGCCGACATCGAGCAGATAAGCGGCATCTTCAATACCTTAAAGGGTGATTCCGCTACCGGGGTTTACACCGCCCAGGGCATCCTGGCCTTACAGGAGGCCGGGCAGGTGCGTATCAGGTTGAAGGTGGATTTGATGGAGGCGAGTTTGGCCCGCATAGGCAGGAAATGGTTTAACAGGATGAAACAGTACTGGAAAGAGGACAGGTGGATAATCAACTCCACCGCTGATGGGGAGTATGACATGAAGAGCTTTACTTCCTCAGCGCTGCAGTACGATTACGACATCAAAATCACTGCCGGCTCCACCATGCCTAAGAACAGGGGAGCGATGCTGGACATGATGATACGCCTGGCACAGACTACCATGCCTGACGGACAGCCCATCGTGGACAGGGAAGCGGTGGTGGAATACCTGCCGATGGAGATTAAATCACCCCTCCTGCAGCGCATGAAGGAAAACAGAAGCAACTTGGCGGAGATACAGCAGGCTATCGAGGAGTTGGGTCAGGGTCTGCAAGAACTGCACCAGGGTCTGCAGCAGGTAGCAGAGGAATCCAACCAGAATGATGAGCAGATATACGCCCTCATCGAGGAAATTACCTCGGCTATCGAGCACGTCAACAACCAAATTTTACAGCTTAAAGAAGAGCATGATACTATTGAAGAAGAGAATAAGAAAGAAGAGCAGGAAGACGCCATCAAGCGGGAAGCTTATAACAGAGGCTACGCAGAGGCGGAAAAGCTCTACTCCGAAGAGGACAGGGTAGGCGAAGATATAGACGAGATGACCAGGTTGGAGAATATTGGAGCCATGCCCGATGACATACTGGAAGGTTTGGAAGCACTTACTGATGATGAGCTGGCACTCATCATGGAAACCAACCCGGAAATCATGGATTTGGTAAGGTAAAACAGACCAGAGGAGGTACAATATTTTGGAATAACCCCACAAGGGGACTCCAGAGGAGGATGTAAATTGAATATCGACCAGTACCGTGCATTGAAGGCACAGGAAGCAGAACAGGCGACTCAGGCCACTGAGCAGCCGCCTGCCACTGCAGAAGAGGAAAGCACACCGCCTACGCAAGACCAACCCTCTGCCGGCGAAGAACAGGCAGACCAGCCCACCAAGGAGCAAGAACCCCAAACTATTACCATCGATGGCCAAGAAGTTCCCTTTGATGAGTTAAAGAATGGTTACCTGCGACAGCAGGACTACACTAAAAAAACCCAGGAACTCTCCCGGAAGAACAAGGAAAACGAAGAGGCGCTACAGCTTTACACGCACCTCAAGAGCAACCCGCAGCTGGCCCAAAACCTCCTGCAGACGAAGGAGCTGCCGCAGGAGTTGGACCCGGCACAGCAGAAGGTGCAAAAGTTAGAAGAGAAAATGTACGACATGATGCTCGCCCAGGAGATTGATAAGCTGCAGAACAAGTACGAAGACTTCGAGGTGCGGGAGGTGCTGCAGGTGGCACACGAAAAGAACACGGTCAACCTGGAGGATGCCTACCACCTTTTCAAATCACGCAAAGGCGAGTCAAAAGACTCCAAGCCCGAAGAAGTGGACAAGGAGAAGTTGAAACAGGAACTGCGCAAGGAAGTGGAAGAGGAGATAAAAGGTACGAAGACGGCGATTACCACCAGCGATGCTGGGGTGGTCCAGCAGGAAGAAGGGCCTAAAATTACTCCTCAGGAGCAGCGTGTAGCAAGAAAGCAGAAAATGACTGATGCGGAATACGTTAAATGGCGTGACGGAGGGAAGTAAAAAAAACATAAACGACAACCTACAATTCCTCTCCGACTACTAAATACATTTTAGGAGGAATTGTAAATGGAAGATATACAAAGGAGAATGAATCTACAGCTTTTCGCCACCCCTGTACAACCCACTGTAGATAATTCACATCATTATACGGAAAGCGATAGGGATGATAGCGAAAATTTCGGTAAGCTTTTAGAGCCGGGTTTTCGTAAGATATTTTTCGAGACTTACGACGAGTTAGCGGAGCAGTACAGCAAGATATACAACATGGAAACTTCCGATAAAGCCCAGGAGTTTGACTGGGGCATGGGAGCTTTCGGGGATTGGGAGAAAAGACAGAGCCAGCTTGATGTGGTGGATTACAAGACCCTCTCTCCCGGTCTGGAAAGAACATACACCCACGAAGCGTTCACGCAAGGGTTTATGGTTACCAGGGAAATGTACGACGACGACCAGTACCGCCAGATGGAAAAACTTCCCCAGGCGATGGCCAGGTCGGGTAGGGCCAAGGTGGAAAAGGATGCTATGGAGCCTCTCATCGAAGGGTTCGATGCCTCTACCAACACCATCAACATTTACGACGGCAAGCCCCTTTTCGCTGACGACCACCCCTTACTGGACAGCACCGGCACTGGCGACAACCTGGCTACCGGCGAGCTGAATGAGGCCAATCTTAAAGCAGCCCTGCAGAAGATGCGGGAGATAGTCGATGAGGCAGGCAACCTGGCCCAGTTCAAAGCTACCAAGCTCATCATACCACCTGCACTGGAAGATACTGCCATACGCACCACCAAGTCGGAGAAGCTGCCCGGTACGGAAAAGAACGATACCAACCAGTACCTGAACGGTTACGGACTGCAGATAGAGGTTATGGACTACCTGGGAGATGCTGCCGGGGGCAGCGATACCCACTGGTTCCTGCAGGACGGTGGCCGGCACGAGCTGAACTTCTTCTGGCGCATCAGGCCGGAATTCAAGTGGGAAGAAGATTTCGATTCCTTCGTGGCCAAGTACAGAGGGTATATGCGCTACAGCTACGGAGTCAGCGACTGGAGAGGCATGGTAGGCAGCAGGGGAGTATAAGTTAACGGAAAAGCTTAACAACTAAAAGGAGGAATTTCAATGCATTACGATAGATACATGCCGGTAGAGATTCATACCAAGAAAGCAACTGGAGATGAGGCATCTGCTGATAAGGTAGAATTCGATTTGCCTTATGAGGTTAACGGTGCAATCGCACAGGTTATTCAAACTGCTGATGATGAGGTGGACGCAACAGGGTTGAAAGTGGATATTGACGGTAAAAAAGTAACTGTCGAAGTGGATTCACTTGCTGAAAACGACATCGTAACCATCTTGGCAACCAAGTAAATGCAGTACAGACGCAAGAGTAGGGGGTGGAGTGCTAATGCTTCCACCCCTTTTTACTAAGGAGGGTTAAAGTGGAAGAACCACTCAACGCCGAGGAACGCTATTTACATGCCATCATCACCAGGTTGGATGCCATCACGCAGATACTTTCCGGGCTGGTGCAGGCTTACGCAGAGCAGCATCAAACAGCATACACCAACCAGAAGATTGAGGAAAAACCCGCACCGAAAAAGACGAAGAAGAAGTAGGTGGTGCTTAGATGAATAGATTAAAGATTATACAGCGTGTGCGTTCTATGACCAGGGATTTTACGGAGAGCATCTTCCGCAGGGAGGATATCCACCTCTGGTTAAACGAGGGCATCGACAGGTTCGCCCAGATTATCCCGCAGCTGCAGGGCTTGGAACACCTGCTTTCAGATTCAGCAGAGCCCACCCTCATCCCCGAAAGATACCGCCACCTGCTGGCGGTTTATGCCGCCTCCCGGTGTTTCGGCCAGGACGAGAGGCATTATCAGGCCAGCACCTATATGAACGAGTTCGAGGTCAAGTTGGACGAGTTGAAAACAGCTATCGAGAATGGGGAAGTTGTTATTGTTGATGAGGATGGCAATCCCATCACCGATGAGTATAAGGTTGAATACGTAGACTTGGAACCCTACTGGGGGATAAAGTCCACGCCTTACTCCTTACCCGAAGCGGAGGAGGAATAAGCTATGGTCTATATCCAGCAGGACACACCACCTCCCAATAAAATCCAGGTCTTCTCTTTGCAGAGTTTTGTGGGCGGGCTTAACAACCGCAGCGACCAGTTGGAGGACAACCAGGCATCCTATGTGCTGAACATGGATTTCGCTGATGACACGCTGATGGAGAAGAGAAAGGGTCAGGCATATTTCGATAATTTAACCATGCCAGGTGGGGATGCGGTTGTCCTCATCGATGAGTATAAACCTTACCAGGATAATAACGTGCTGATAAGGGCATCTGAGAATAAAATGTATATCGAGGATGTGGTGCTTACCGACCTGCAGGGCAGGCCACACGGCACAAATCACGATGGCAAATACGTTTTTGCTGATGGGGATAAATTTTATGCTTACGGCTGGTTCCACCAGGAAGATAGCACCTACCGCAAGGTGGAAGGTACAGCCATCAACGACTATGTGTTGGTAGAGATTGTTTCACCACCCGAAAACTTCACTCCATTAGGCACGGAACATACTGAAGGTGTGGTGGTGGTGGATTACGACAACTTCGAGGTTTGGTACGAGCCCTGCGAGCATGAGGTCGAGGATACCTACAAAGGGGCTAATGTAGTCCCCGGTGGGGTAAGGTACGTAGCCAGTCACAACGGCAGGCTCTACCTGGCAGGTGCTGATGAGGATGACGACAACGTGTTCATCAGCGATGTCTCCAACCCCTACTACTACCCCGTCGCCCTGCCTATCCAACTGCCACCTAACAGCGACAGGATAATGGCGCTGGCTGTATTCGACAACTCGGTAGTAGTGGGTAGGAAGTATGATGTGCATGTTATCTTCGGGCAGACCAACCGCCCTGATATGGGAGTGCAGCCTTTTTACCTGCATAGGTTAAACACGCACACCGGCTTCGCCAGCCAGGGTGCAGCGGTAACCGCGCATAACTACCTCTTCTTCCTGGGCAGCGACGGCGAAGCCTACGCCCTGGGAACCACCCGTGCCGATGAGAAACAGCTCAGCACGCAAGTCCTCACCCGCAACGTCAAGCTGGACAAAGCGCCCATCGAAGCAAGCAACGAGGAACTGGCAGAGGCGTCTTCAGCCTTCCATGACGGCAGGTGGTACGTTTCTATAGGGGAGAAGGTGCTGGTTTATTCCTACCGGCACATGGCCTGGACGATGTGGGACAACTTTCACGCCACGTCCTTCTACGTACTGGATGATGAGTTAATGTGGGGCAGGGTGGATGGCGAGACGGCCTGTTTCAGCAAGGAATATTACTTGGACTTCGGTATGGCGTACAAAGCGCTCTGGTATAGTAAATACTTTGACATGGACGATGCCAACTCTTTCAAGCACTTCCGGGAAGTATTCGTGGTAGCGCACACCTTCCCCGAATACGAATCCATTATCGACCTTATCTTTGAGATTGACTACCAGGAGGTTAAAGAAAGGGTTACGGTTACCAATAACCTCTCCGTGTGGGGTAAGAGTAAGTGGGGAGAAAGATGGGTTAACCGCATCATTAATGAATCCCTGCCCTTCCAGATTGGCAGGAGGGGTAGAAATATACGCTTCAAGTTCAGCAACGGCTTTTATCTTCACGAGGTTGTGGATAATTACGGTGATTTGGAAACTGTGGAAGGCAGGGTGCACGGCGTTGTGGTGTTTGTCCTGCATAGCACAGGCTCCGGCACGGCCACATCAACAACGGATAACACCCTGACGGATACGGGTAAAGCGTGGGTGGAAAATGAGTTTGCCGGTACGAGGGTAAAAATTACCGATGGGGAGGAAGAATACTACCGCATCGTAGAGAGTAATACGGAAGACACCCTCACCATAGAAGAAGAGTGGAAGGAAGGATATTCCGGCACGCCTGCGTACAGCATAGAAAAGACTCATTACATCTACCTGGACGGGGAATGGGTGCTGCTGGAAGAGGACGACATAAATCAACGCATGAAGATACACCAGCTCAACGGGGATTATGAAATGCGAGGGAAGAGGTGAAAAATAGATGGGCATAAATATTAACCCTTTAGTGCTTAGCTTTCCCAACTTTACCCTGGGTCAGATTATTGACCCGGACCAGGCCAACCAGAACAACTTCGACATCACCAACAAGGTGAACGAGTTTATCGTTGATGTGGAAAACACCAACCTGGCCGTTATCGAATCGATTCAAGATGCCTCTCTCGATGTGACAACGCTTGCGACTGGCATTGATGATGAAGTAACCACCATCGAAGTAGCAGCCAACATGGACGAGTTCCCCGCTGCGCCGGGTAAGGCCCTCATCATCGACGGCAATGATTATGAGGTTTTTCAATACAACGGCAAGGACGGCAATAACTTTACCGGCGTAACAAGAGGTTATTTGGGGCCAGCGCGAGCTTTCTCTTCAGGGGTTACCATTAAGAGATTTTTAACCGCTGCGGAAATGGATGCAGATATTGATGCGATTGATGCCAAAGCTGACGGAGCGATTGTCACGGCTGATGATGCAGACACCAAAGCTGATTCCGCTATTATCACAGCCAACGGAGCAGATGGCAAAGCTGACTCCGCCATTATTACTGCTGATGAGGCAGAAACTAAAGCGGATGAAGCACTGGGACAGGATGAAGTAGAACCTTACACAGGTGCACTGGGTGCGATGAAGATTGCCACTGATGTACAGGATGCGTGGGAATTAAAGGAGCCTGAGTTGGACCAAGCTGTTATTGATGTGGAAAATGCTGTCGAATCAGTGGAAGGCAAGGCCAGTGAGGAATGGGTAAACAATCAAATCACCGATGCGAAGAATGAATTAACAAATGATATTTACAGGAAAGACCCTGTAAATACCTACGACGACCTCTACACCACCTACACCGAACCGGAAGACGGTTGGATTGCCATGACGCTGGATAGTAGAAATCATTATGTTTACCATGCAGGTGAAGCGGAATGGAAGCTAAAGCCTACGGACATTAATTATGCTGATGATGATGGGACGGATGGTATCATCACATCAACAAAGTTTAATAAGTGGAATGAACATTTATTAGATGTTGTAAAACACGGAGAATTAATCGCCTTCCCTGGACATTATGTAGTAACTGAATTCGACACCCCTACAGCGGGGGATATTACCGAAACCATGTATAAAAGCGCGGATGATACCGTGTTTTTAACCAAGGTAACTGAATTTGATACCCCTACAACAGAAGATATAACAATTACAATAGAATGCGTGGAACTCGGTATCCATAACAAATCAGTCACAGAATTTGATACCCCCACAGCAGGAGATATTAAAGAAACCGTATCGGAGGTGGTTTAATTGAGTTGGGCATTATTTAAAAAGATACAAGATGATTTAACCAGTCCTATAAAAAGTGTTGTTGATACGCTTGCTGATAGGTTAACTGCTGGTAGGGCCAGTAACCTTGACAACTTAAACGAATCTATTTCCTCAAGACAACCTGACGTTTTATCTTCAAC